TTCAACGCCGCCAGTTCAGCGGCAGGGGGCAGATTGTCTAGGCCAAGGCGCTCGCCCGTCTGGCTCTTGGTTAGCTCTTCGAGGGTGATGTGTTCAGTTATCTGGGTCATTTTGTCTCATCGCTCTGCCGCCAAGGACGCCAACAAACGCGCCGACAATGGTCTGGAACGCCGGTCCAAGGATTTTGAAAATCTCGTCGTTGTTCACTTTGCTGTCAAACAGACCGGCCAAGAACACGAAGATGACGGCGGTCATGGTCAGCGACAGCGTACCCATGACGATCATCAGAATGATGGTGTTGAGCTTCTCGTTCATCGGCTAGACGCCACTGACCACGCTATCGCGGCTAGACCCAGGATCAAAGCGCCCGCAGTCGAGAACAGGACCATCTCAATGCGTTTGAGCTGGGCGTTAATCCCTATGTATCGCTCGGCGCAGATGGCCTCATGGACACTGAGCTTCGTTTCCATGTCATGTAAGTCCGTCATTAGCCGCGCCTTGCATCATAATCACATTAGCCTTTAGCCTGTCATTATGGGGTTCGAATGACAGGGCGTCTTTTGCGTGCTCAGTAGCCTTGTCTTTTAACCCAAGATGCCACGCCGCGATAGATGCGAGGTCGTGGGGCTGTGCTTCCCAAACTTTGGGGTCGCAGGTGTAGACTAGCTCGCGGTTGGTGATGGCCAAGGCAGATATTGCAGCGCCGTAACATTCCGGCCAGCGGTGCATCTGGTAGGCGATGTTGGCCACCTCGCACCACGGTTCCCGGCTGTTGGGAGCCTCCGCGACGGAGCGCCGCGCCCAGTTCAGGGCCTCGTTCTTGTCGCCCATCTCGTTGTAACAACGAGAAATAACCCGCATGGCGTAGCATCTCTCGCCGTCCCAAGTCGCTCCGGGCAGCGCGAGGTAGCGTTTACACTCGGCGATGGCGTCGTTCCAATTAGCGTTGAAGCTAAGTTCGCGGGCGTAATAAAAAGCGTTGCGCGGGTCAACTGGGTCTTCCTTGGTGGAAACGCGCAAGAGGTCTAGGTACTGCCCACGCGACTTGGTGGGGTCGGGCTTGTGGACCACGAGTAGCATATCCGTGCGCGCATACCGTTCGGTTATGCGGTCAGGCACGGGATACTCGTGGCAGGGGTGGTGCCACTTGTAACCGACGCGGCCATGTATCTTCTCGTAATAGAAGACAATGCCGACGCCCCAGTCGAACTTGTAGCGCAGGCGCGTCGTGCCGTAGGACCAGACGCGCTCAATCTCCTCGCGCCAGCCGGGTTGCAACTCCTCGTCGAGGTCGAGGCTAACGCAAATGTCGATGTCTTTGGGGACCAACGCCAATGCCGCATTTCGGGCCAGATCAAAGCGCCAAGGGCTGATGTAGATGTTGCGCACGTCAGCGCCTGCTTTACGCAGGGCCTTGACCGTGCCGTCGGTGCTGCCGGTGTCAGCAACGAGGATCAGGTCGGCGTCCTTTGCCGCAGCGCAAAAACGATCCGCAAACAGGATTTCGTTCTTGGAAATGGCGTAGACGCAGATTTTGGGCTTCCAGGCGTAGCGTTTGAACAGGCTGGCAAAGACGCTGTCCGAGGTGCGCAGATAGTGGTCGTCCACGCGCTTTAGGTCGTCTGACCAGATCGTCTCCCACATGTGGACGCAGTAGGCGTCCTTCAGCATCAGGTCGGAGAACTCGGTGGGCGGCTCAAGGATTGACTTGTTGGTCCAGCCAAACGGCAGGAACTCGTGGGCCGAGCGCAGCGCAACTTCCCGTTTGTTTGCCTCGTATAGCTTCCAGGGCAGCACGACCGCGCCGTAGGCCCAAGTGTCGTTGACCTCGAAGGCATCAAGCCAACGCTTGATGAACTTAGCGTCTTTCTCGGCTAGGATGATGCCCGCGTTCATCGACTGCGGGTTTTCCGTTGTGTCGGGGCTCAACACGCAGGGCCATTCGCTCAGCATGTTTAAACGCTGGATTAGCAGCATGTCGGTGTCGAGGTAGATGCCGCCGTGCTTCAGCAGGATTTGCAGGCGCAGCACGTCGGACTGGTACTGGACGTGCGTCAGCTCAAAACCGTTGTGCTCAGTCGGCGGATCAACCGTGACCATCTCGACGTAGGGCCGGATGCGCTCCCAGTTGGAGTTGCCTACCGGCTCCTCGTTGACGTGCATGAGGATGCGCTCAGGCACCTGGATGTCGTGAGCGGCGCGCACGGCGAGGTAATTGACGAAGCTAAACTCGCGTGAGTTTGGGCCCGTCAGCCACACGAAGTGGACGATGTTGGAGATCATGGGTCAATGACTGCCGTAGATGTGCTTCTGTCGATAGTCATAGTGCCATTGCAGACGATGTTCCAGTCCCCGTTATCCTGCTCACTGTGGGAGGGGACGTTGATCTGGACGTGCTTGAACAGGTACTCCTTGCCGTCCTCAAACACCCGCCAGACGTGATCTAACGACCCCCGACCGGGCTGGCCGCGAGTTTTGTTGAACCTGATTGCGTACTTCATATGATCTCAGGGGCGGCGTGGTCTGGCGCTGGGCAGACAGCCGGTGCGTCCTGAACGGTCAGGTTAAAGTGGATGAACCGCATGGGGCGGGGCGAAGCGTGGCGCGTGAACGAGTGCGGCAGATAGGAGTTGGTGAATATCAGCAAGCCCGGCTTGGCTTCAAAGTTGACCATGTTTGAAGCTGGAGTGGCGTTTCCCATGTTGGCCTCTGGCAGGTTGCCCTGCACCTTACCGGCCTTGGGGTCGTGAAACACGACACGGCTCGAGTTTTCTGGGCAGTCAATAAAATAGAAGCCGGTGATTTGGGAGCCAAATCCGTGAACGTGCTGCTCCATGCCGGAGTGCTTGTAATGCTCTTGGCACCACACTTCGGTGAACGTGGTGTTGAAGCGGGCCATGTCGTAGCCCTGATCGCTTAGGATGTTCCAAGCGGTTTGGCCGACGTAGGCGGTAAACTCCCCCATGCGGGGATCATCCCAGAGGTTATCTGACATGTAGAGGGGGTAAATCTCGTTGGCTTTGCCCTGTTCTTTTTTGCGTTTGGCAAGGCTTTCCTTCGACGCGGCACGGGCGGCATCTAGGAACTCAGGCTTCTCAACGGTGAAGACGGAGGCGGGAAAGTAGTGAAAGGCGCTTAGTTGATCGGCAGGGGGTGCGTCTGTGCTTCCGACGACTTCTGCTTCAAATGGCATTGTAGCCTCTATGTTGGGGGTGCTTCTGAGGGAGTGTAGGTAAGCGTCTCAGTGTTTAAGGTCCAGCCCTCTGGGGTAGCCGCTTGATATTCAGCAATCTTGGCGGCTTTTTTCTCATCTGTCATGGGGCTAATCGTCCAGACATCTTTAACTATGCCGTTGTCCCATTCATAGACGGGGCCTTCTAGCACATCAAACGGGCCAATTTTAGGCGCGGGGATGCGCTCAAACCTAGCAAACTCAGGCGGCAAGTTTTCCGTGTCAATGGCCGGAAACGCTTCACGGAAGTTGTCGCCCACGATGGGATGCTCATGGGGCTGGCCGTCACGGATTTGAATGTAAAGGTCCATCATTCTGTGGGTTCCGCTGGCGGGATACGGGATGCAGCTTCTGCCTCAATAGCAGAAACTTGTTCTGGGCCAAGCGCAGTTTGTATCCAGCCCATCACTATGTCGTCCGTTAACTCACTGCGGGGAACGTAGGGCTGCGCAGGGTCTGGGGTAAGAGTCTGCCACGTATCGGCTGTCCATGCAGAATGGAGGGTAACGTCATCCGTGGCGGTTAGCTGCCACTGGGCTGCGTTAACGAAGTCCTCCAAGCCGTCGTAGGACCGCTCAGTGGTAAGTCCGCGTACACACCACGTATATTGGATCATGTTAAATTCTCAGTGTTAGACAGAGAAGGTCAAAATAATTAAGCCGGAACCGGTAATCCACCCACCGCCTCCGCCACCAGTTTGGTTGTTGTAGCCGCCGTTCCCTCCCGTCGGTCCGGTATCATATGAAGACCCACATGCTATTACCGTTACTAGCGGAATTCGAGAACCCCCAGCACCAGTTTGAAGATTAAACCCTCCACCACCGCCGCCGCCGCCAGTACCGGCGGTAGGAGATACAGAAACTGTACCTCCGGCACCCCCAACGCCTGAAGTTCCCCCTGCACCACCAGCGCCGCCAGCAGTAAGTGTTCCCGTCGCACCAGCAGTAGACGCCGATCCACCCGCGCCGCCGCCGCCTCCAGCGCCTGTGCTAGCGGTACCAAAACCGTTGCCGCCATTACCGCCAGCGCCTCCAGGTCCACCCGCACCGCCGCCACCGCCTTTTGGTGAGGCAGAGCCGGTGCCGCCGTTACCGCCGGAATAAGTAACAGTACCTATTGAACATGCCGCAGAACCTCCAGTTGTAGTGTTTGTTCCCGCTGCTTTAGCGCCATTAGCGGTAGATGTTGGAGCTGAATTTGCCGCTTTGTTTGCCCAAGTAACACCCGCAGTTGATTGTGGGGATATATTTATATAAATAGTATTACCAGCGGTAACAGATATACAAGAACTGCTTGCGTAAGCACCGCCTCCGCCTGTGGCGCGATTACCAACCGCTTCTACTTTAAGTTTAGTAGCGCCAGATGGAACAGTGTATGTACTGCTACCCGCTGTAACTATGCCAATTGGAACGCCAAGCTGTGCTGTTAATGTAGATGGAAATGACCGTGTGAGGCCAGGCCATACGATGCGGACGGCTCCGACTGATCCAGAGGCACAGTATTTCCCATTACCGCCGCCGCCGCCATAGGCCCCACCTTTGCCACCTATGGCGCCAGCAGAACAACAGATGCAAGGGCATCCGCAATAATACTGGCCCAGTCCGCCACTACCGCCACCGCTGCCACCGGTACCCCCGTTGCGGCCATTTTGACCAACTCCGTTGCACCCTTGTCCATAAATGCCAACGCCGCCACCGCCACCAGCGCCCAGATAACTGCAGCCCGGACCGCCACCACCACCACCACCGCCAGCGCCGTTGCCACCGAAGCCTGAGCTGGCGCCAGCCCCACCGCTACCGGCATATCCTCCCGCGCCGCCGCCGCCGCCGGTGCCGCCGCCAGCGCCGCCGTTGCCGCCGCCATCCCCGGTATATGTTCCACCGGCGCCGGAACAAACGCCGCGTCCACCCCTAACAACTGCCGTGCTTACAAAATAACTGTTCGAACTGGCGCAAGCAACAACAACGGTGTATGAACTTCCGGGCGATACGGCATAATTATTTTTATAACCAAGCCCACCCCCGCCACCGCCGTAGTTGCCGCCGGGGCCTATGGCGACAACGGAAACGCTAGTTACGCCAACCGGAGCAACCCATGTATACGTTCCGTAAGAGGTATAAGCTTGTTCCCCAAACGTGGGTCCACTTGCCGCCGCCTTACCCCCAAAGCCAAAAGCTCTAGCCGACGCCGCTCCGCGAGTGATGATCGTAGGCATAAGGCCGATCCCTACTTAAATTGCGTCTGTGACATCAGAACCGTGTACGTCCTGTCTGCCGTCTTGGTAACCGTGTAGGTGTACACGTCAATGCTGCTGGCGTTACCCGCAGAGTATGCCGTCCCGCCTTGGTACTTTGGGGTCACCGTCACACCGTCAATCTGCACCACGTTGTTATAATATGCCGTCGCGCCCGTTGTCACCATATGTGCAATCGTCACGCTCTGGCCAATAGCCAAGTACGCATTGAGCGGCATCGCCTTGGAGTAGACGATGTTCAAAGTCCAGTTGGCCGTGGCGCTGGCCGTCGAGTACACCACCGACTGAGAGTTGACTTCATAAATGATGGTCCCGGTTGCCGCCACGCTGGTTACAGCGGTCGGCTCAACGGCGTTTCTTAACGTAGCCCCAACAAGGCTGGGGTTGATTATCGTGTGATAATCAAAAGCCGCCGCAACCGTGGTCATTAGTACGCCCCACCGTAGGCTGTAACTTGCAGCGCAGTACCAGCAGCCGTGGTCGTAACCGTCGTGCTGGCATACAGTGCAAACGCAGCAGGCAGGTTCAGCGGCTGCGGGAACGTATAGGTCGTCGTGAACGCAGCGGCAGTCGTGCTGGGCGTTGTGGCTGTTACCGCAATCTCAGCAATTAGGAACGCGGTTGTGCCGTCCCACATCCAGACCCCAACCAAATTGGCAGCGTTGGCTGTCGTAATGCCAGTGCCGCAGTTGTTGACTTGGATGCTATCGATCCGCAGGCCGTTGGTTGAGGCAGGTACGAAGGCTGTGATGTTAGCCCCCGCCAAACTTGCTGTAGCGGTTGGGGCGCGGGTGGTACACGCAGTCTGCGCAGCCAGCGTAAGAGACTTCGCATAAGGCGTCTGCGCGAAGATCGGGGTAGCTGTTACGGCCATCAGAAGCCTCCAAAGTTGTTAGCTGTGTAAATATCAGCCGGGGGAGTAGAAGACGCCCACGTCGTGCCGTTGGATGTTAGCACATTACCGGAAGTGCCGGGAGCCACCGTCTGTAAGGCGCTTGTGCCGTTGCCTAGAAGCACGTTGTTCGCCGCTAAGGTAGCCGCGCCCGTGCCGCCGTGTGCCGCCGTGAGCGGGTCAGCAAGCGACGTGCCCCAGGCAGAGCCCGTAGACACCGCAATACCAACGCCGGGGTAGACCGTTGGACCAGTAGAGCCCGTAGGTCCGGTCGGTCCAGTTGGCCCTGTCGCTCCGGTGGTGCCCGTAGGTCCGGTGGGGCCAGTCGGCCCAGTGGCTCCGGTAACGCCTGTAGGCCCAGTCGGCCCAGTCGGCCCAGTGGCTCCGGTAACGCCCGTGGGCCCAGTTGGACCCGTAGGCCCTGTTGCTCCGGTAACGCCTGTAGGCCCAGTCGGCCCAGTTGGCCCTGTTGCTCCGGTAACGCCTGTAGGCCCAGTCGGCCCAGTTGGCCCTGTTGCTCCGGTAACGCCTGTAGGCCCAGTCGGCCCTGTTGGCCCTGTGGCTCCGGTATCGCCCGTGGGCCCTGTAGGCCCAGTTGGCCCTGTGGCTCCGGTAACGCCCGTTGGACCCGTAGGCCCAGTAGGCCCTGTGGCTCCGGTAACGCCCGTAGGTCCAGTCGGTCCTGTTGGACCAGTTGGCCCAACCGAGCCGGTGACGATGGCAAGGAACAGTTGATGGTTGGTTGTAAAGCCCGACGTTCCCGTACCGCCGGAGGAGGTTAGGCTGACCGGCACAGTCCAATAGCTGTTGGACGCACCGGGATTGACGTTGGTTGTAGCCCCGGTGACGTACCAGTTTTGGTAGTTGGCGCTGACATTGGCGTCCTGCAACGTCATCGTCTGGCCCGTAGCTATGAGGGCCAAGAAGATGTCGATGTCCACGTTGTCGTCGGTCAGGTGGCTGATGTTCAGTTGCGTAGCCGTAATCTGAGAGGCGTTGTTCCACAGGACGTGGCCGTCACCGGGATAGCCGCTGGTAGCCGACACGTTAGCTTTATACTGGAACAGGCTAGATGAAGCGCCTGTAGAGCCTGTTGGCCCGGTTGGCCCTGTTGGCCCTGTTGCGCCGGTAACGCCCGTCGGACCTGTTGGCCCAGTGGGGCCCGTGGCTCCGGTGACGCCCGTAGGCCCTGTTGGCCCTGTAGGTCCAGTGTCACCCGTCGGACCCGTAGGCCCGGTTGGGCCAGTGTCGCCCGTAGGCCCTGTTGGCCCTGTAGGTCCAGTGTCACCCGTCGGACCCGTAGGCCCGGTTGGGCCAACAACGGCAACGGGACCGGCGTCGGTCCAGGCCACGCCGTCCCACACCCACAGGTGCTCGGTGTCCAATGTGATGTAGGCGTCGCCAACAAGGTTGCCGGTAGGCGGCAACAAGGCCGCTGTGGCCACTGTGCCCTTGTAGCTAATACCGCCGCCTTGCGGGCCGGTGGGCCCGGTTGGGCCGGTGGGCCCCTCTACCGTAGAGGGATCGCCGGTTGGGCCAGTTGGCCCAGTGTCGCCCGTCGGACCGGTGGGGCCGGTTGGCCCAGTATCACCCGTAGGCCCAGTTGGCCCAGTGTCGCCCGTTGGGCCAGTTGGCCCGGTTGGCCCAGTATCACCCGTAGGCCCAGTGGGCCCAGTGTCGCCCGTTGGCCCAGTTGGCCCAGTGTCGCCAGTTGGGCCAGTAGGCCCAGCAACACTAGACGCCGCGCCGGTCGGCCCAGTCGGCCCCGTAGGCCCAGTTGGGCCAGTAGGCCCAGCAACACTAGACGCAGCGCCGGTTGGCCCAGTTGGCCCTGTGGGCCCAGTCGGCCCCGTTGATCCGGTGGGCCCAGTCGGCCCCGTGGGGCCTTGCAGCGCCGAGACGTCCGTCCAAGTGGGCGCACCAGCCGGGCCGCTCGATACAAGGAGCTGGCCCACATCGCCAGCGTTGGACAGGGCGAACTTCTCGTTCGTTGAATAGACAATGGCACCGGCGACGGGAGAAAGCGCATCGCCAGTGCCACCGCTACCCAGGGGAAGCACACCCTGGATTTCGTCCGGATCGCTCAAGTCGATTGCCGGATGGACGTGGTCGCCGCGCGCAGCTAGGTCAGCAACACCCGGCGAGGGGGTCTGACTTACCGGCTCCGGGTTGGTTTCGGAAAAATCTACGTTCAAAGTCACGTTGCTAGACAGCGCGCCGCCACCCGTTAGGCCGATGCCCGCAATGACCTGTCGCGTGTCTAGGACGTAGCCAACCAGCACGATGGGCAGGTTGGTGACGCTGGTGATGCGCCCCGTGTCATCAACGACGATCTGCGGGACTTCTGTTGCCGTGCCGTAGGTGTCGGCAACAGCGCCTGTCTTGCTAAGTTGCGCGTAGCCAACGCCCTCGTTCAGGATGGCGTGCGTGCGGTCTATGCTAAGGTCGCCACCGCCAGTCAGGCCGGTGCCCGTGGCGATAATGCGCGTCGGCGGCACGTTGATGGCCGCGATGACCTGAGACAGTTGTACCTTGTAGGTGACGCCGCCGTAGACGTAAGCGACGTAGCCATCGGGGCTCGACCCTTGGTACTCGGGGAGCTGCGTGATCCGCGTGGGAACAAGGTTACTCGGCACGTCGCTCATGTTACTGTGCCCTTTATTTTAGCCCATCGAAGTTTTTGAGCATTGCTCTGTTTTAAACGGCATTCTTTTGTAGATAGAATACCTTTATTCCACGTAGGTCGCCCTTTTAGCCCGGCACCTATTGCGGCACGGTGCTCTGCTGACAACGTTTTACCTAAATTAGCCTGTCGAACTTTTTCGTTCTGTTCGGGCGTGTTGTGATGCCCCAAACGTGTTCCGGGTTTTCCCCTATGCGCAGCAGCAATTTTGGCGCGAGCTTCGGGGGTGTGCGTCTTACCTAGACGCGCCTTCGACCCCAATGTGCCTTCTCCACCCTTGGTGTCGTTATAGCCCTTATTAAAGCTGTTGTAGGCTTCAATGACGCGGATTTCCATTTCACTAAGCCAGTCACCCGCAGGGCCCACGACCAGCATCTTGAACTCAAATGCTTCTGGCCCGTATTTGCGGATCGCCGCATGAAAACGACACGGACTGTTACGGACGGCATCCCACAGGTGCCGAGATTTACGGCGCGAAAAAGCCTGTCGGGTCTGGCCTATGTAGACCTTACCGTTGGTGCGATTTGTCGCCATGTACAAGCAGCCAGGGGTCACGGTTTTAGGTACTCATTAGCGTTTTCGCTGATGATGAAATAGTTATCATCTTCGGTCGGAAGGCCCAAGGGGTTGGTGCCAAGGGGCAGATCGGGTCGTGTAAACGGCAACACGATGGGGTCCGGTTGGCGCGGAGCCAGCCGGTACGGATCAAATTGATCCATGTCCACTTGGCAGACGCGCAGGCCCGGACTGTTGGCGTCGGAATACAACATAGCCAGCGGAAACTTGCGGGAGCAGCGCCCGCAAATCCCAATGCCTAAAGTCGGCTGTCCGCGTGTGTTTAGGTACTTACCCATCGAGTGGCACGTCCGGTCGCGGGTACATTAGCGAGATCACCTCGCCATGCGCCGCAGGCAGCCGCCAGGGGTCGTACTCATCGCGGCACTGTAGGCAAACCTTAAGCGACCGGATGTTGCCGTCGGAGAACAGGTCGGCCAGGGGGTACTTGATCTTGCAGCGGTCGCAAATCGCAATCGCCAGATAAGCCATGCCGCGTGTGTCTAGGTAGCCTTCCATTGGGCTACCTCGTGTACATGCTGATGTTCGGGGCCCACATAATCGGCGAGTTGTCGCGCTCTTCCGCCTGGGCTGTGGCCAGCGACTGAGCGGCCTTGGCGTCCAGCACCGGGATCATTTGCGGGTCAACGTCGGGCAGTTCCAGCGCCAGCATAGCCGCCAGACCGGAAACGATGGCGTCGTACCAGCGCTGCGGAACCTCGACCTGCTCGGTCATGGTGCCCACATCCATGATGTAGCGGTGGCACCAGAGGGTGAGCTGATAGACTTCGGCTTGGTCGTTGGGCACCGGCCACAGGTACATCTGCGGGTACGGGATCGAGCGGTTGAACCAGTATTGCAAGGGGCGGTTCGACTGGAACGATTTGTTGGGCAAATTGGTGTAGTCGTCGCGGTTCAGACGCGCCAACGGGATTTCCGTGGGCGTGTTGCCCAGATAGATTTGATCAAAGCCCAGCGTGCCTGACGTGGCGCGGACGCGGAAGTAGCTCGTGGCCACGCTGGTATCAAGGTCGTACCAAGACCACTCACCTTCCACGGCTTCGGGCGTCTCTTCCTGAACCGTCGTCCAAGTGACCAAGTCGTCCGAACGCTCAAGGGCGATAGGCACCGACGCTTGGCTCCACAGGACGCCGACCGTCGTGACAAAGGTATCATTGCCGAAAGCAACCGTGTGCGTGGTGCTGGTATCGGTGTCCGTGCCCGACACCTCAAGCAGGTAGCGCAGGTTCGAGTTGAGGATGTCCACAATGCGGGTGGGCAGGTCGATGACGCCATTGCCGGTGTACAACGGGATGATCAGCTTCTCGATGCACCACAGCGGCACGCCCTGGTTCGCCAGATTGCCCAGCAGCAGGTAAAGCTGGTCGTTGGCGATGTCGATGTATTCAGAGGTGATCTGCTGGGCGGTCAACTTGCACCGACGCACGGCGTTGTCGATCACGCGCCGCGTGTCGAAAACAGTCTGCGAAACGGTGTTAGAATAAGCCATGGGCGCTGCTCGCTTAAATTGTCAGCAGCCCACTAACCAGAGCGGACCTGTCTTTAGCCTACTTATAGCTCAGACTAGCAGGGCATACCACCCTTGCGGAGTTTGGTCATGGGCTTGCCGGGGTGCATCGCCGCTTCGTGCTTATGCACCGCCTTTTTGACCATAGCCTTGTCCTGCTTAATGTCGGTCATGCCGCCCTTCTTGTAGGCGTCTGGAGAAGTTGACGCTCCCGATTTGATCCTAGCAATTCTTTCTTTTTGATAGGGATCAATACCGGTGTCTTTATTGAGGTCTTTCATGTCCTCTGGGGTAAGTTTGTACGATCCGTTTGGGTACAGCGTATCACCGATAATTTTAGTGCCTGACGACATGGCAGATTGCTTGCTCTCCATAGTTCTGGGCCTCATTGGCTTGTCATAGTCGATATTGCTGTCTTCTCTCGGCATACCAGGAGCCCAGTCCACAGAGGACACGGCAACCTTGCCGCTCTTCTTCATAAACTTGCCGCCCTTCTTCATGGCGGGAGCGCCCATCATCGGGGGAGCAGCCGCTTCCATTGGTGGGGCCGCAGCCGCCTGCGTGGCCTTGGCGGCCATAGCGCGGCGGATAAGGGGCGCAAGCGAGGCGGCGGAACTCGGGCCGCCGCTAACGATAGGCTCACGGTTGGGGCGCGACGCCATAGCCGCCTTGTACTTCTGGGCACGAACGGCGTCGGCTCGGGAGTGTTTAGCCGTGCCGCCTTTCCTGTACTGGCCCGTTTCGTTATTCTCGATGTCGTTCATGCGCTTTTCGGCGTCGGTCATGCCTGTGGGTTTGACAGCGGCTTTTTTAGGGGCAGGGGCAACCACGACGGTGGTGCTGGTCTTCTTGACCACGGGGGTGCCGAGCATCTTGAGGGCGCGGGCACGATCTGCCGGGCCCATGTCGTTCATGTCCGTCTGAAGCAGACGACGTTCGACATCAGTCAGCGCGCCGCCAAATTGCTTCTTTACTGGCAACTTAGCGCCAGCCTTGCGCGCCTCGGACAGGGCAATGGCGACGGCTTGCTTAGGGTTAGTGACTTCCGGGCCCTTCTTTGAGCCGCTGTGCAACGTGCCCGCCTTGAACTCGCCCATAACCTTGCCAACCTTGGCCGTGCCCTTAGAGCCGCCCTTGGCGTAGCCGCCCATCGAGTACTGGGTCTTGGTGCTGTTCTTAAAACCGTCCATGGCTCAACAATCCCATTTCTTGAGCGACAAGGCTTTGCGAGTTGGACGGCCTTTTTCGTCCTTCATTGGTCCTGGCATACCAGACATTCGAGCACAAAACGAGGTGCGTCGTCCCGCAGCCGTTGGAGACTTAGCCGCCTGCTTGGCACTGACTGGCGGCTTAATGTCGTGACCCTGCGCCTTCAGTGAGGCGCGGCCCTTGGCGTTGAGGCCACCCTCGGGGTTCTGGCCTTCCTTGCGCGTCCACGCGCCACCGCCTTTTGCGTAGCAGGTCTTGGTGGTGTTCTTGAAACCGTCCATGACCTAGCCCCTAACAAAACCGCCGCGAGCAAACGCCTTAACTTGCGCCAAGCCGCCCATCATCGGGTTCTGGGTTGGGGGCCGCATGGACAGGTTGGCCATGGCCATCGACTGGCCCGGCCTCGGCTGCTGCGGCATCGGC